ATATCTAAACGCCAACGGCAACGGCCAGAACGCACCAGCTTCCCTCAACGATGCTCGACTCCAGAAGCTTGTTCTTGAAAGCGAAAGGCTGCGGCTTAAGATCGCGCAGGATCGCGGAGAGCTTGTGGAAGTGAGCGCAGTGAAGGAATCCGGCATCCGCATCGGCGCAATCTTCAGCGCCAAACTCGCAGCCCTAGTCAACGACGCCAGCGGCGCGCTGGCGGGCTTGGGCGAAGCCGAGTTGAGAAAAAAGTTGCATGAAAGGACGCAACAGATACTTTCTGAGATCAGAGACGAACTTGAGAAACTATGAAACAAACCAAACCCAAACCAGCAAAACTCGAAACAACGCCCATCTCACTCGAGCGGTTGAAGATGTTGGAACGCAGCAACCACCAGATGCTCCAGATTTCCGCGCATGTTTGGCGATACAGTGAAGCGGGCGACGATGACACCGTCGATTGCGTCTTTCGCATTCTTGAAGGATACCACTCCGCCAAGGCTGAAGTCTACGAACTTCTGCGGCTCAAAACCAAATGACATACGAAACCCGAACTTTAAAAATCGCCGTCTGCGTGAAAGGCGAGCCGATCTTCCATGAAGGAACGACGGAGATCGAGATTGTTGATGAATGCGGCGGCGAGTTCTTAAAAATTACGCAATCCATGGACAACGCCGAGCAGGGCGCGATCAAGATCGATCCGCACGAATGGCCGATGTTAAAGGCTGCAATCAATAGGATGATGAAGGAATGCAGGAACTATGACTAAATCGACTCTCTGGGCGATCTACTGCCGCAAATACCCTCAATTCGCCGAAGACGGCGAGATCACGCTCACCACTCGCGGGCTGCGGAAGATGTTTGATGTCACTTGGGACACGGCTTTCTACGATGGCGAAGAAGAACCTTTTTCACCAAAAGAGCATAGTTCAGCATCGGTTGAAACGCTCATGAAAATGTTTGGGATGAAACCATGAACCCGCTTGCATCAGGAATTCGCGACGGAATCAAACTCGCCTTTGATGGCACGCTGCTCGACTGGGCAGAAGATCATGTCCACTTTCCCAACAGCGACAGGGCATCCCGCTTCGATCGCACCGTGGCGCCGTGGATGAATGGGCCGCTGCTCGCTGCGAGCGATGATGAGACAACGCAAGTGTTTATTCGTGCATCCACGGGGGCCGGGAAGACCACGATGATGGAGGCTCTGGCCTGCTTCATCGTTGCACAAAAGCCCGGCCCTACGCTCTTCGTCGGCCAGACAGACGACATGGTTAAGGACTGGACGGAAAGCCGCCTGTTGCCAATCTTCCGCGAGTGTGCGCCGGTGCGAGAGTTGTTTCCCGAAGATCGCCACGCGATGCGCAAGACGACGATCTTCTTTCCCCACATGGTGTTATTTGCTGGCGGCGCCAACATGACGAACTTGCAAGAGAAGTCGATGCGCTACTGCATCGGCGATGAAGTCTGGCGCTGGAAACACGGGATGATCCGCGAGTTGAAGGCTCGCCATCACGATCGCTGGAACCGGAAAACCATTCTCGTCTCGCAGGGTTGGGACTCAGGCCACGAAGCGGATGCTGAGTGGGAAAGCGGCACGCGAGAAGTCTGGGGTTGGGAGTGCGCCTGCGGATCGTGGAACCGTTATACATTTGATGACATTAAATACAATGTCGCGAAAAACGAAACCGGCGAAGTTCTCTGGGACAAAGTTCAGGACTCGATTCGGATGGAGTGTCCCGCGTGTCACGCTCAATACAAAGACACGGCGGCAGTTCGCAGGCAACTGTCATCTTCCGCCAGTTACAGGCCACTCAACCCGCACCCAATTCGTGGGCATCGCTCGTTTGAGTTTCCAGCTTATGCTGTCTGGTGGATTCCGTGGTTCTCGATCGTTCGCGAGTGGATCGAAGCGCAGGAAAGCAAGCACTCTGGCAATCTGGAGCCGCTCAAGCAATTCGTGCAAAAACGCAAGGCTCAAGTGTGGCAGGATGAAGTCGTGTCGAGCCTGCCGGAGATTAGCGTGGGCGATTATGCGAAGGCCGATTTCATTGACGGCCAGAAGATCGATGGTGAGCATCGGCGCTTTCTCTGTGTCGATAAACAACGCGATCACTTTTGGGCCGCGATCCGCGCCTTCCGCGCTGATGGCAGTTCAATGTTGCTTGCCGAAGCTCGATTGCTCACTTGGGAGATGATCGAGTCTCTCGCGCTGCAATACCAGATTCATCCCCGCGCTGTGGTGATCGATGCTGGCTACGACACGCCGCTCGTTTACGAGCAATGCGCGCGGCACGGGTGGACGGCATCCCACGGATCAGGGCAGGATGGATTTTACCACGCCGACAATGGCAGGCGGGTGCGCAAGTTCGTGTCCAAGATCGAAACCGCCGTAGCCGGTAGCGACAACCTGCGGGCCTTTTATTTTTTCTTCAGCAATGAAGGCATCAAAGACAAGCTCGCTTCGTTGCGCCAACTTGGAGCCGCGCCGAAGTGGGAAGTGCCGAGAGATGTGTCGGAGGATTATCGCAAGCACATGCTCTCCGAAATGAAGAAAGACATCGTGAACGCGAAGACGAAACAAGTCGAAGCTCGATGGGTAAAGATCGGCGGGCGGCCCAACCATCTCTGGGATTGCGAATGTATCGCGCTTGCATCGGCCATGCTCGCTGGGGTGCTGCCGGTTGGCTCGGAGAATTGACACAACGCACCAAACAATGGCACTTTCCAAATCCTACTTCGGTTTGCCGCTCGCCACGCTGCAAAGTTTGCAAACGCAGTTCATCGCCTGCTTGGAAGCAATCGCCGTTGCAGGTGCGAGTTACAGCATCGCTGGGCGCTCGTTCACCCGCGCCAATCTGGGCGAAGTGGCACAGACGATCAAGGAACTCCAAGCCGCCATTGACAACGCGCAGGGCAATAGGGTAAAAAGAGTAACAACAGCATTCCCGACACAATATCCATGAAACAAGATTTCATCACTAAAGCACTTGCGGTTGTTTCGCCCAAGGCGGCGATGTCGCGAATGATCTCGCAGGAGAAACTTCGCAACTTCGGGCGATTTGATTCGGCTCTCGAAAGCACCAAGCGCGGAATCTCTCGCAATATCTCTGGTGCGGAAGATACGGCAGGCACGGCAGAACGCTACAAGCTCATCCGCGCCGCTCGCGATCTCGCAGATAATTTCCCGCCCGTCCGCTCACTCCTTCTCAAATTCTCCACCTATGTTTCAGGGCGTCTCACCTACCAAGCACGCACCGGCGAAAAGGATGTTGACGAGCAGGTGGAACGCTACTGGCGCAACTGGTGCAAGAGTTGCGATTTCCTGCGCAGGCATGATTTCGTAACGCTCTTGCAACTCGCCGTCATGGCGATCCTTCGCGATGGAGATTGCGGGTTTATCATCGTTCGCGACAAGGGCGAGCTTAAGTTGCAATCCGTCGAAGCCGATCGCATCGGCTCGCCATACAATCGCTTGATTGATTCGGATACCTACATCGGCGGCATCATGTTGGACGAATACGGTAGACCGGATAAATTCCAAATATTCGTTAGAACGATTAGCAACCAATATATCGAACCAACCGATATCCCCGCCGCAGAGTTCATTCACTTGTTCGATGCTACGCGGCTTGACGAATATCGTGGCCGCTCGGCATTTGCCACCGCGCTCAATGCGGCTCGCGACTTGCAGGAAGCTCTGAAGGCCGAGATTCAAGCGATCAAATATGCTTCGTATCAGACAGGTGTGATCGTCACCGAAAACGGCAGCGCCGATGCCGCCGACTACTTTGCCACCAGCAACCAGAACGATCTCGGCCAGACTGAGAAACTTTCCAACATCGATCCCGGCGCGATCAACTATCTCAGCCCCGGCGAGAAGATGGAGATGTTCAAAAGCGATCGCCCAGGCGGAGCGTTCGGCGAGTTCGTTCGTCTCGTTCAATCCCACATCTGCATGTCGGTTGGATTGCCCTACGGCTTCGCATTCGACGCCGACAAAAGCGGCCCAATGGCTCGCATGGAAGCCGCGATGGCAGAGCGCACCTTTGCACGCTGGCGCAGGCTTCTTGAATCGCAGTTTCTCGATAGGATAAAAAATATTATCTTACTCGATGCCCAATCTCGCGGCCTGCTTCCCGAAAGCGAGTATTTACTGGACGGGCGCTGGTGCTGGCCTGCCAAGGTGAGCATCGATTATGGCCGCGAAGCCAATGCCGACATTGCTTTGTGGAAGGCGGGACTCAAAACCGCTGGGCAGATTTACAGCGACATGGGAGAGGATTACGAAGAAGCCTTCCGCGCTCGGGCGAAGGAAGCAGCGATGATTGTTGATCTCGCTGACGAGATGGATATCCCGCCGCAATACATTTCAGATTCAGTGCCGATGCCGAAGCGCGATGAAGCGCAGCCTGTTGATGCGCCCGCCGCAGTCACGGCTCCCGAAATTGTCGCGCCCGAAATTGTCGCACCCGAGCCGCAAGTCGAGACATCTGAATTCCAAGTCGATCAGCACAAGCCCACCAAGGGCATGATCGAAGAAGCCAAACGCGGATTGGAATGGCGGCGTGAACACAATCGCGGCGGAACCGCCGTGGGCGTCGCCCGCGCTCGCGACATCTCCAACGGCGACAATCTTTCGGACGATACCGTCAAGAGAATGCACAGCTATTTCAGCCGCCACGAAGTCGATAAAAAGGGCAAAGGCTTTTCTCCCGGTGAAGAGGGCTTCCCATCCGCTGGCCGCATCGCTTGGGCCTTGTGGGGTGGGGACGCGGGCCAGACTTGGGCGGCGGCGAAGGTTGAGCAGATCAACCGCAACAAGAAGCTTGAGCGCAAAACCAAAACCAGCACCGATGTAAAGCGCAACGAACACGGGCAGATCATCAACCTTGAGAAGAAAGTTGAGCTTGTGATGCCGACTCCCGAAGGCAAAGAAGAGCAAGAAGATTTTTACGATCGCTGTATGGCCGATGATACTATGAATGCAGAATATCCAGACTCAAAACAACGCTTCGCGGTGTGCCGCGTGCAATGGGAAGGGGCATTGAAATGATCGCGCAAGGAATCGCACTCGAAGCCAAGCGGCAGTTTTTGGTTGGCATGCACCAACCGACAGACACATACAAAATCGCGCTGTATAGCTCCCGCGCACAAGTCGGGCCAGCAACGAAGCATTACACGCCAGAAGGCGAAGTGGCGGGCGCTGGCTATGATCGCGGCGGATATGTGCTGGCGGGGTTCAAAAGCGGCATGGCGGGTGCGAATGCGTTCGTCACCTTCGATGATCTCAAGATCGACCGAGCCACCTTCACGGCGCACGGGGCTTTGATCTATAACGCATCGAAAGACAATGCCGTTCTCTGCACGCTGAACTTCGGCGCGGATCGGCCTGTGTTCGATGGCGCTTTCGAGTTGAAATTTCCCACGCCCACAGAAAAAAACGCTTTGATTTTACTCGCATGATCGGCGCAAACATTCCAGCACCACCGGCAGCGGCGGGAGTAAGTGGCTCCACCGGCTCCGTTGACAACGCCATCCTCCGCGCAGACGGCACCGGCGGCGCGACTCTGCAAAATTCCGGCCTCATCGTCGAAGATACGATTGTTTCATTCACCACAGTCACAGGCACTGCCAGCGATGATATCATCACGGCCACCGGGTCAACATTTTCAAATGGCCAACCCGTGCGCTTCACCGCTCTCACGGGTGGAACGGGGCTAAACACCACCACCAACTATTTTGTCCGCGCAGCCAGTGGAGCGACCTTCAAACTCGCCACAACCGATAGCGACGCCACTATCGTCAACTTTACCACCAACATCACCGCAGGCACGCTCCTCACGGGCCACAGCGTGCAGGTCAATGTCACCCTCTCTGAGAACACCACCGAAACCAACTCCGCACTCGTCCTCTCGCCGAAAGGCACGGGGGCACTAATCGCTGGGGCGAAACCAGATGGGACTACTGCGGGAGGAAACGCAAGAGGCGAAGGGGCTGTTGACTTACAGCTTTTTAAATCATCCTCAGGTCAAGTTGCCACTGGAATTCGGTCTGCTATATGCGGCGGAGGCGAAAATTTTACCTCAAATTCTTATGCGGGAGTTTTGGCGGGGCATCAATGTTCAGCCTCTGGCAGCAGAAGTGTAATTTGTGCAGGTCAGTCGAATTCGGCGTCAGGAAGTAGGTCTGGCGTTTTATCTGGGAATACTAATACAGCATCAGCAACAAGTGCTGTTACTGTTGGCGGAGAGCAGGCTGTCTCTGATAGGTTCTCAATGCTGGCCCACGCCGCAGGCCAATTCGCAGCACAAGGCGATGCCCAGCGCGCTCGTTTCGTTCTTCGCAACAAGACGACAACGAACGCGGCAGTCGAGCTATTCCTCGACGGCAGCGCAACTCGCCTCACGATCCCCTCTGGGAAATACCTCACAGGCACAATCAACATCGCTGGCATCAAGAGCAATGGTAGTGCAGCGGCAAGTTACATTCGCCAGTTCTCTATCAAGAATGTTGCTGGAACTACTTCGCTCGTAGGAACCGTGAACACCATCGGCACGGATGAGGCGGCAAGCACCAGTATCAGCATCACAGCAAACGACACCAACGATGCCTTGAAGGTGGAAGTTACCGGAATCGCTTCAGAGACATGGCGCTGGGTGGCGTCTGTTGATGTGGTAGAAGTAGCTTACGGAACATAATTTATGAAAACATACGGAGTAATCTTCGCAGATGGAACCAAGGAACTGATCAGCATCGTGCTGGATGACGAGGGCGAGCCTCGGATGGACACGCTTCGCCCTTATCCAACGCCAGAGGATTGGGTTGATCCAACTATTATTCCACTAATCAAGATCGAAAAGCCCGCCGAAGGAGAGTGGACACCGAAGGTAGTCTGGTTCTCTGATCGCGTGGAGCGGCAATGGGAAGCAAGTTAACTAACTAATAAGTATGCCAAACGAACTAAATACAGCACAACCGACAAGCGGGCTTTCGATCACCGCGCAACTTTTCCAAACCGGCATCACCGTGGGATCGGCGGTTACTTGCAGCGAAGTCAGCACCACAAGATTTTATTCTGGCAACATGCCAGCGATCACTGCGGGAACCTATCAGGTTGTCTTTTATTCAAGCGCCATCACTCCTGTGTCTTCTGGCGTGATCGCATGGAATGGCAGTGCCGAGATTCTTGTGAATGATCTCTCGACTGCAACAACTGCAGGAACTGCTCAAGCTGTCTGGGATCGTGCAATCACCGCCATCACAACAAGCAGCACAATCGGCACGCTCCTAAAAACAAACATTGACGCTACAATCTCAAGCCGCAGCACCGCTACCACCGCAGGCATCGCAGATGCCGTGTGGGATGAAGTTCTCACAGGCGCAACGCACAATGTCAACAGATCGGCGGGTAAGCGACTGCGCCAAATTGCCGACGAGCGTATCATCGCAGATGGACAGACGGTCTCCGCGACTACGAACACAATCACGCTCGAGCCAATCGGAACCTTGTGCGTCGGGCAAACAATCGTCGTCACAAACCAAGACACCGACGAGAAACAGGTGCGCTTCATTCTTGATTTCGATACCGGCACCGACACCGCCACCGTAGATTCTAACTGGTGCGTTGTGCCGACGGCAGGCGACGAGTATTTACTCACCACAGTTCGCGATCCTCTTGTTACGCGGGGAGATCACCCAACCGGAACTGTCGGCGCGGAGATTGATGAAATGTATCTCATCCACGGCCTCAAAGACGGCGAAGTTCTCACCGTCACCCCGACGAGCCGCACCGCTGGCGCCATCGCACAAACGATCAGCGGTGACGGGACAACAACGACGACAGTTTCTCGCGACTGATGACAATTCTTACCAGCCTGCTCATCGCAACGCAGGGCTTGCTGCCAAGCCCTACGCCACTGTCGATCGGCACGCAGGGCTTGCTTCAAATCCCAAGCGGCCCGCCGCCGCCACCGCCCATCGTGGCCCGCGATCTGCCGGGTGGCTTCTACCGCGAGCGCCAGCGAGTCGTTGTCGAGATCAAGCGCGGCGTTACCGGCAAGCTCAAAGTCGGCTCGCCGCAGGTTCAGATTTCCAGTGCGGTTGCTGTGTGTGGAATAAAGGCGTCACCGGCGGCCGGGCCGGTGGCGCTGTCCATTTCAGCGCAGGTTCCTGTGACGGGCATGGCAACCAACATCTCAGCCAACCGAATCAAGCCAGAAATCTCGATATCGTTCGAGATTGTAGGCTGCCGCGAAGAAAACGAGCTGGAAATCTTAATGCTCGCGCAGGCTGCTTTGGAAGAATTTCACCTTGAAGATATCATTAAATGATACAATGATGATTTTGCCGGTGGAGCATTGAGGGCGGTTCGCCACTAAGTCGTAAGTTTGGGGCGGGTGCAAGCGTCCGTATGGGCGACTGAATCCCTTACTTGTCTGAAAGAATACAAGGAAGCGCATCAAGCGGCCGAGCGACCTGGACTCCATCGGCCCTTTTCTTTTGACATCGCCGCCTTCGCATGAGCGACATCATCGAAGGCGTTTCCGTCATTAGCGTAGGCGAAGCCAAGGGCCACGGGCTTTTTGTGGATCGCATTACATTGCAAGAAGTGAAAGCTTGTGCGGAGACTTATGCTGGCGGAGTCAAGGTCAATCTGGATCACGGCGCAGGGATCAAAGACATTGTTGGATTCTGCGACAATTTTCGCATCATAGGCGATAAACTCGTCGCCGATCTAAACCTTCTCCAGAACGCCGAGCGCAGGGAATATGTGCTCGAAATCGCCGAGAAGCTCCCCGACACCTTCGGAATCTCAATCGCTTTCTCTGGCCCTGTGCGTGAGATCGACGGCAAACGCTTTGCAAGCTGCGAAGAACTTTACAGCGCTGATCTCGTCCAAACTCCCGCCGCCAACCCTACCGGCCTTTTCAGTTTCGAGGCAAAGGCAGTTGACAAAAATCTCACCAATATGGAAGACGAAAAAACCCAAGCTGAAGAGATCGTCAAAGAAGACGAGATCGATATCTCCGACATTCTTTCCCGCCTCTCCGCTCTTGAAACCGCTTTCGGCGACTACAAGAACAAAATGGAAGAGATGCCCGAAGAGAAAATGGCTGAAGAGAAAAAGGACGAAATGTGCAACTGCCAATCTGCCTCTCCTATCTCCAAGCTTGAAGCTAAGATGGATACGATCATCGCAAATTTCGGGTCCGCTCCCATGAAGGGCAGCGCCACCGCCGAAGAGAAGCCCGCCGCCAAGTTTGATCTGAAGGCTCTTATCGAAAACAAAACTTCCGAACTCGGCAGCAAGACCGCCGCGATCAAATTCGCGATGAGCAATCACCCCGCCGAATACATCGCTCTCCGCGATTCCAATCAACTCACCAATCTCTAAAATCTCATGTCTACACAAATCGACAACACATACCGGAGCTTCTCGTTCGCGACTGCAATCTCCGCAAACACGCTGGTGCGAGTCTCCGGCGATAACGCAGCCGCCGCATTGGTCACCGCCAGCGAAGCCGTCGGCGTTGTTCAAGAGGATGTTTCTGCTACCGGCATCGGCAGCGTGAAACTTTTCAGCCCAACTCAGTTCGGCTTGGTCTCTCCCGGCCCCGTGACTGCGGGACTCAATGTTTTCGCAACAACTGGCGGCGTGGTTGTTGGAACCCTTCTCACCAGCGGAATCACCCTCGGAACTGCGATCAATTCTGGCGCAACCGGCGATGTGATCGAATACGCCTGCAAGCTCTAATCTTTAAGGAACCACCATTATGGCACTAACAACCACCACCATCCGGGGCGACATCGCGCAGGCCGTTTACGAAGGCCGCAGCAACCGCCAGAACCTTTTCATCGGCGCGGAAGTCATGCCCATCTATGTGGCTGATGTTCGCAGCGGCGAGTATCTCAAGATCAATCTCGGCCAGTCCGAAGCATTGAACGACGACGCTACGAAGATCGCCGCAGGCAGCGCCTATCCCCGCGTTTCCCGCAAATTCGTCAGCGACACATTTGCCGCTACGGAATACGGCCTTGAGGAAATCCTTCCTGATGCCACGCAGCGCGACTTGGCTCGCTTCCTCGATGTTGAGGTTGCCGTGGCTGACATGCTTTTGAACCAGATTCAGATCGGCCACGAGGCCCGTGTCGCCGCGCTCACCTACGCCGCAAATGGCTTGACTGCCATCTCTGGCACTGGCTCGACTGCCGCTTACACCGAGGCGAACATCACCACATTCGATCTCCCCGCCGATGTGGCCGCTGGCAAGTTGGAACTCGCCAAATATGGTGTCCTTCCTAACACTCTGGTTATGTCTGCGACTCTGTTCGAGCGCGTTCGCCGCAGCACGAAAGTTCAGAACCAGATGTTCGGCGTTGTTGCCACTAACAGCACCCGCTTGCTCTCCGAGCAGGAGGTTGCCCAGGCAGTCGGCGTTGAGAAAGTTCTCGTTGGCCGCGCTCCCAAGAACACCGCGAAAAAGGGTCAAACCTACTCTGGCGGATTCGTGTGGGGCGATACCTACATGGCTCTAGCCTACACCTCTGGTGGCGAGTTCGCCGCTGGTGGATTTGGCCGCACCATCCTCTGGGGCGCTGACAGCCCCGTGCCTTTCGTTGCGGAAACCTACCGCGACGAGGCCCGCCGCTCGAATGTGCTGCGCGTCCGCCAGCATGCGAGCGAGAAAGTGATTGACGGATCGAGCATCATCCGCATCACGACTGGCCTGTAAGTTTGGACAGTTTGGTTTTTGTGTTTACAGAAACCCGCCCTCGCAAGGGGGCGGGTTTTCTGTTATTGACACGCCACCCAATTTAGACATGAACCAAAAAAAGAAACTGGTTGCCGCATTCATTGCAGGGAACGAAGAAGAACGCATCGCTCGATGCGTTGAGAGCTACAAAAAAATCTGCGACGAGATTGTTGTCGTTCGCGCAATCGGATCGCTAACGCCGGATCGCACGCTCGACATTGCCAAGGAACTTGGGTGCGTCACCGCTGAATATTGCAACTCGCCGCTGTGCGAAGATTGGCCGCATCTCGACAACTTCGCCAACGCTCGGAATCAGGCGATGAGAGCCGCCTACAATCTCGCAGGCGAAGACGGCTGGGTAATGTGGGCTGACATTGATGACATCTTGCCAGAGTCCCAAGTTGAGCCGCACCTCAAGGCGCTCGCAGAATGCCCGAAAGATTGCGATTGGATTCTCACCGATTATGTAATTCCTGAGCAACACAAGCGCGCGCCACGGGAAAGATTCTTTCGCTACAAAACCGGATGGTGGTGGCGTCCCGTGCATGAGAATATGCACCCAACGAAGACGATAAAAATCTGGAGTCGCCGCGATCTGGAATCCGCGCACCACAAGCCGTCGCTGGGACGCAGGCCGAGCAACGAGCGCAACACTCGCATCCTAGAGTTCAACGATCAATTCACTCCAAACATTAAATTTTATCTGCACTACGAGAAAATGATCCAAGGCCAGCGCGAGCAGGCGATCCGCTACGGCGCGGAAACTCTTGCGCTCAAAAGCGTCGATGCTGTTCACCGCTACGAGACGATGGTGAACATGAGCAATATGACGGATGGCGATACGGCTCTGCGATTCGCCGCCGCTGCCGAGAAGCTCGATCCCAACCGCCGCGAAGCGATTGCGTTGCAGGCATCGATCCTGATCGATCAAGGCAAAGCCGACGAAGCTCTCGCCGCTCTGGATCGCATGGAGAAAATCCCCGTGCCATCATTCCCGCAATGGACGCACCGCGCCGAATACTACGGCTGGAAGGCTACGCGCCTTCGCGCTTGGGCGCTTCGCATGGCAGGAAAAGCCAAGGAAGCTTTTGCGCTGGAGGCTGACTTGCTGAATAGCTCAAAAGGCCCAAGGATCAGCATTCTCCACGCGACAAGGGGAAGGCCATTGCAAGCTGTGCAGACGATGAGCCTGTGGCTTTCTCGCGCCAAGAATCCCGCTGCGATCGAATACATCTTTGCCGTGGATGCCGATGATCCCACCGCCGCGCAGTTGCAACGCTTTGGCGGCGTAGCGCAGGATCGAGATGGCGGGGCCGTGGGCGCGTGGAATCTAGCGGCATTTCATTCGACGGGCGACATCCTTGTGCAGATGTCTGACGATTGGGAATGCCCACCGGGCTGGGATCAAATGATCATCGATCGACTCGACATTGAGTCAGAAAAATGTCTACGAATTTCTGACGGCCACCGAACCGATGAGCTTCTGCCGATGGCAATCGTGACTCGCAAACATTATGATCAACACGCATTATTCAATCCCGCATTCAAGAATCAATTTTCAGATGCCGAGTTCACCATTCGTGCGCAGAAGGCCGATTCGATCGTGGATGCGCGGGACATTGTTTTCGCTCACCATCATCCTGCTTTTGAGCCGAGCATTCCGGTTGATGACACGCATCGTCGGATGTCTGATCCGCAGGAACGCGAGCGGGCGCAAACGATCTTTGAAGAATTAACCACATGAAAAAAATAACACTACTCCACGCCACTCGCGGCACGCCCGAGCGCGCGATCACAACGAAAAAAACATGGATCGCGAGAGCGAACAATCCTGAGAATGTCGAGCATATTTTCGGCATCCAAGCCGATGACGATGCGAGCTTGGCAGCATTCGCTGATCACGAGCACGCTGTCAGCGTCCCGCCGCCTGAGTGGGCATCATCAAGCGTGGCAAACTGGAACACCGCTGCCGCGCTTTCAACGGGCGAAATTCTTGTCGTGATCGCCGACGATCTCACTCCGCCGATTGGTTGGGATGAGCAACTGCAAAAACTGCCGGCAGGGAATTTGCCTTGGGCCTGCTATGTGCCCGACACCGTGCGTGATGACGGTCTGATGTGCCATCCCGTTCTCTCTCGGGAACTCTACTCGCGCCGAGGCTATGTTTTTCATCCAGAATTCTACGGCGTTTTCTGCGACAACGATTTCACAGTGCGCACGCAGTTGGAGGCAACAATCCTTCAGATCAAAGGGCTGAAATGGTTCCACGACCATCCGAGCAATGGCGGAAGACCAGAGGATCATATTGTTCGTCACCAGAACAGTCAGACAGCATATGCTTTCGGCAGTGCCAAATTCACGAAGATGTGGCCGCTCCTGCAAACATTCAACCGCTGCCGCAGCGTCGAGAGCGATATCCACGCGCACCTGCTGCGACTCGCGCAACTTGCCCGTGAGTGCAATCATGTGACAGAGTTTGGCGTGCGATCTGGCATGAGCACCTTCGCATTCATGCACGGCCTGTCCAACAAAAGTCGCGCAACTCTGCGCAGCTACGATCTCGGCGATCCTTACAATCTCTTTGCCAGCATCCGTCCACACATTGAAATCGATTGGACATTTGCGCACGGTTCGACACTTAATGCGCCAACGATCGAGGAAACGGATATGCTCTTCGTCGATACGCTCCACACCTACGCGCAAGTCAAAGGCGAACTGGAGAAGCATGGCAATCAAGCGAGAAAATACATTGTTTTTCACGATACCGTCGCCTTCGGTGTGAGTGGCGAAGACTTCGGCCCCGG